AATTTTCTACGTATGTACCATCGTCTTTGGCACTTTCTAACAAGTTTGATATAGCTAAAGGTTGGTTACTTGACGAGATGACTTTTTATTCAAGATTTATCAACGATTCCGTAGTTATCCAGCAAGCACAGATCTCAACTAATTTATGTTTCGATAAGTGTAAATATTGGCTGAAGAAACTCAAAATGATATGTTGTGAAGTTAAAACCTATGTCATGCAACAGATTCGCCTGCATCCTCTAATTGCCTCAGGAACTTTCGTGACGCTAATGTTAGCCTTTGGTTACATGTGGAAAACACAATATAGTAATAATAAAATGGTAAATGGTAACGCCACTTCTGCACATATTTTATCATATGATGAAATGTATAATGTCCGACGCATTCAAGAGGATGTAATAACACCAGAATTCGAAGATCCATCGCCACAAAATCATACAGATTCATCGCAATTAGATGATGATGAATATGGATTTATAGAGGAGAATGAAGAAGAATATAAGGTTAAATTGCGAAAAGGTAAGAAGCAAGCACAAGGTTGTTATGATCAAGTGTTACACGATTCTACATTACCTGCTCTTAACAAAAATTGCGTTGTATGTTCAATGGGTAAGACGAAAATGTCAGGTTTATTCTTACAGGGTACTATTTTGATGTTACCTAAACATTTCCATGTTCTTTCAGGATTGGATAAAGGTAATATGACTCTCTACACCGATTCTGAACCAATTGATGTATATGTGGATTTTACCGATCGTACTCAGGTGAAGAAAGCTAAGACAATGGATATTATGTTTATTCAATTTAAATGTAATAGACTAAACGCTTTTAGGAATATTGTTAATCATTTTATGCCTAAAAATATGTTGAAGAATATTCATTTAGAACGCGTCCTTCTTTATGGGCGACAAGCTACATCACCACGAAACTTCCTCCAACGTAATGCAAAAGGTAAACGGATTATGGACGTAAAATACACGGTACAAGGTGCTGTCCCGCAAATTGTGGGACTCGGTTTAGACTATAATATAGATACCCGTCCTGGAGATTGTGGTCAAGTGTTACTTATCGAGAATCCATCGTTGAACAATAAGATATATGGTTACCACGTCTGTGGGAGTCGCAACCGTAATTTAGGTGTAGGTATTGGGATCTGGCGTGAAATGTTAGAAGATGTAATTGCTAAGTTCCCGAAGACACCATCTCGCCCTACTCAACTATGTGGCGGATTTATTTCTGAAGGCTGTATTTCAAATGATTTTACTAAAGCTCGAGTTCTTCCTGGTAATATTCGTGAAGGAAAAGGTAACTTTTCCTACGTGGGAATACTAAAGGATGATATGGTCCCTTTCCGACCATCAAAAACCGATCTCATGAAAACGGAAATCTTTGAGGAAATCGAACCAAGTATGAAGGCTCCAGCTATCTTGCGTCCTGTAATGCGAGATGGTAAGCGCATACATCCTATGAAAGCTTCTCTGGATAAGTTCGGAAAACCTTTAAAACCTTTTAATGCGCAGTTTATTAAGCGTATAGAGGAAAAATTAATTGTAGATCATGCTGCTCCTACCAAACTTAAACGTTATACACCAGAAGAAATTATTGGTGGTCGTCAGAAAGGTTTAGGACGTTTAGACCCTAAAACATCCTGCGGTTATCCGTATGTTTTGAATAAGACTAAAAAGACAGATCTTTTCGACTATGATGAGCTTACAATTATTGATTCACAATTTGAAAGGGAACTTGCGAATATAGACGCGAAATTACAAAGAGGTGAACATAGCACTCAAATTTGGTCAGATTGTCTTAAAGATGAGAAACGTTCTCTAGCAAAAATAGAAGCGGTTAAAACGCGAACTTTTACTATTCCATCTGTGATAACTTCTTATCTTACTAGGAAATATTTTGGGTCGCTAGTAGATCACCTTACTGATATTAGAATTAAGAGTCCATATACCGTGGGAATTAATGCCGAAGGACCAGAATGGAGTGAATTATTCCAAAAACACAATTCTCATTCGAGTCATGTGATAGCAGGTGATTATTCAACCTATGATGGCACTACTCCACCAGAGTTTATAATGTCTTTCGCTCGTTTTGTGAACGCACAATATGAAGAGAAAGAAAATGACAACATGGCACGCATTCAGTTGTGTTCTGAATTGACACATACTCTACAGATGTGTGAAAATGCATTGTATTATACGCATCAAGGTATTCCGTCAGGCAGTCCGTTAACAGTGTATGTCAACTCATATGTAAATATTATGTTTATGATGTATGCGTATTTGGAATTAGGAGATGGAAGAGTGACCTTAGAGGATTGGGATAATCATGTTAGACTTACAACTTATGGAGATGATAACCTTTTAAGTATTTCTCCTGAAATTATTGAATGGTTTAACTTTCCTGCTATTTCAGCTTGCTTTGCCAGATATGGTGTTAAATATACTCCTGAAACTAAAGATGACAATGATGGATTATATCGCACAATTTATGATGTCTCATTTCTTAAACGAAAATTCGTACACCATCCAGAGTATGATAATATGATACTTGCACCTATCGATACAGGTTCAATTTATGAACTCTTCAATTGGTATAAGAAAGGAATGAGTCCTGAGCAATCTCTTCAGGTTAATTTGGATGATGCTTTCAGAAAATGTCATGCTCATGGCAGAGCTTTTCATGATGATTTACTACGTAGAACAAATGAAGTGCTGGCCAGAAAAGAGTACGAACGCATAGACTCTAGCTGGCAGGAGAAGGATCATGGTTTTATTAATCAATTTTTCTGCTAGCCTACCCAACTATTTTGTATAATCAATTATCTATACTAAAATTATTTTGCTTTTGCATTTTGTATGAATTTATACTGCGTAATGCGCTTTAT